GTTTTTTATGACATACACCCTTTGGTTAATCCAGCAGGAACATCTATTACAAATGCATTTAGCACGACTAATGGATCACCAACAGTTACAATAACATTTCCTACAGATCAAACTTTTGTACAAGGAGACATTATTTTATTTAGTAATTTTAGTGCAATTACTAATTCTAATTTTAGTGCTGCAGATTTTGATGGTAAAAAATTTATGGTTGCTAGCGCACCTAATGCTAGAACAATTACAATTACAATGCCCTCTAACGAAACAGGAAGTGGCGCTACTACTTCTGGAGGTATAAAATTTTTTCAATACTATCACGTAGGACCTGCCGAACAACTAGGAGCTTTTGGTTGGGGTATATCTTTATGGGGTGGTAATCTTTTAGGAGCATTAAAAACTACATTAAGTGGTGCACTAGGAGATAATACTAATGGTAATAATGGTTCAGCTACAGAAATTACTATCACTAGTACGACAGGTTTTCCAAGCACTGGTACAAACTTTATTCAAATAGGTGCAGAAGAAATTTCATACACAGGAGTAACAGGGAATAAACTTACAGGTATAACTAGAGCCGTTAGAGGAACTACACGAGCTGCACATAATACCAGTGTAACAGTTACTAATACATCTTCTTTCACAGGTTGGGGATCACCTGCAGCTAACACTGACTCAGTAACTGATCCAGGTCTTTGGTCCTTGGACAATTTAGGAACAACTCTTATTGCATTAATCCATAACGGTGAATGTTTTAAATGGGACGGCGATGCAACAAACGCTACAGACATTAGAGCAGTTATAATTCCAGGAGCACCCACAGCATCACGTGATATGTTAGTGTCAACTCCGGATAGACACTTAGTATTTTTTGGTACAGAAAAAACTATTGGTAATAAATCTAGTCAAGACGATATGTTTATAAGATTTTCATCTCAAGAAAATATAGAAGACTACATACCAACAGCAATCAATAGTGCCGGTACACAAAGACTGGCCTCCGGATCACGGATCATGGGTGCTAAGCTTGGTAGAAATGCAATATACATTTGGTCCGACACCTCTTTGTTTACTATGAAATTTGTTGGAACTCCGTTTACTTTTGCTTACGAACAAGTTGGAACTAACTGTGGTTTAATAGGTATGAATGCAGCTGTCGAAGTTGACGGTGCTGCGTATTGGATGTCTGACAATGGTTTTTTTAGATTTGCCGGTAAATTAGAATCAATGGATTGCTTGGTTGAAGATTATGTTTATGATGATCTTAACACAACATCTAATCAATTAGTGTACTGTGGTATTAATAACTTGTTTGGTGAAATTACTTGGTTCTATCCAACATCTACATCTAATGTAGTTAATAGAGCGGTTACTTATAGTTACTTAGACTCAACAGCAAAAAGACCCATCTGGTTTACAAATGCAAGTGCATTGTTTCCAAGAAGTACTTGGCAAGACTCAGCAGTGTTTGGTTTACCACACGCAACTAAATACAATGCAGGGGATGATGCATCGTTTGATGTACAAGGAAACACTGAAGGTGTAACAATTTATTTTGAACACGAAACAGGAGTTAATCAACAAGAAGCAGGGACCACGGCTGTGGCCATACCTGCTAACATTACATCTGGTGATTATGATATTACACAAAAAATTGTTAAAGGCGCTGCTACTAACATGGCTGACCTTAGAGGTGATGGAGAAAATATTATGAGAATTAGTAGAATTGTTCCTGATTTTATTGCACAACAAAATAATGTATTTGCACAATTAGAAGTTAGAGATTATCCAAATGACACTGCTGCAAGCTCACCACTAGGACCTTTTACTTTAACACCAACTACTACAAAAGTAGACACAAGAGCTAGAGGTAGAGCTATTGCTCTTACTATATCAAACACCGCTGTTGATACTAGTTGGAAACTTGGTACTTTTAGGTTAGATATACAAGCTGGAGGAAGACGATAATGGCAAAAATAGTACAAACATTAACAAGAGCAAGTGACGAGTACGAACCAGATATTGCTCAATCCCTAGTTAGAGATTTAGATAGTGTGTTAGAGAAATTAAACACAACGTTTCAAGAAGAATTAAAACAGGAGATAGAGGCTAGAAGTCTCTTTTTAAATTAATGGCAGTAGTAAATCAGTATAAATTTGCAGGTATAGATAATGATACAACAGGCAATGCACTTACACCATTAGGTGTTGGTAACCCTTTGATTAGTGAGACTTATATTATAAAATCAATATTAGTTACATCTGCCGGTACACCAAGTGTGACTGTAACAAACAACAGTATTACAGCTATTAAATCTGTAGCATTAACAGCAAATGTTACAACAGAATTACTAACTCAACCGCTAATAATAGAAGGTGGTACACCTTTTAAAGTACAGTCAAGCAACACAAGTTCTTTTGACGTGGCTATTAGTTATTTAAACATAAAGAAAGAGGTAACAACATAATGCAAGTATTAAAAGCTGCTAAAGTAGAAGAAACATATAGACATAAACAAAGTGGCGAAGTTTTTAAAGAAAGAAAAGACTGGGAAGCCAAAGGTTATAAAGCAGAAGAAATGGCTCAAGATGTAAAAGTTATCATGCCACCTCTTGATTTATTCAGTAAAACAAAGTAAACTAACAAACTCAGGAGATATATTATGATGGAAGACAAAATTTCAATGAACGAATCTATGGAAGCAGGCGCACCTAGTATCAAATACGATCAAGGAGATATTAGAATGGGTGGTGGCGAAGATGAACAAGGCAAACAAGTAGCCGCTCAAATATGGGAGCAGATGGAACAGGAACAAAAAGTACAGTTTGGTAGTTTCGATGCTTTCTTTGAAAGTGGTATTTGGAAACAAATTATTCAACAGATGCAAGCAGACGCAAGTGGAGCCGGACCAGGATCTGAGATGATGTCTGAGAATGTTAACATGCAAGAACAAATGCCGGGTGGCGGAATCGCTGATGTTAATATGAATGAACGAGTTCAGATGAGAGCCAACGGCGGTTTGATGGGTCTATACAATAGGGGCATGTAGTTATGTCTATTACTAGACTAAAACAAGCAAGACAGATGCGTAAGGGTGGCGGTGTCATGGGTAGTAATAATGGATCCATGTTAGTTGCTCCAACAGCAGATGGAACAAGACCGGGTTATTATGGATCGGATGCAGGGTTTGGTGATGGTGACTACAAAGATGAACAACAATCCTTTGAACAAGAATCTCAAGACAGAGTTGATAGAGGTGGTTCTGGAGGTGGTACAGAAGAACAATTTAGGGCAGCCAGAGTAACTCAAGATACAGCAGGACAAGAAAGAAAAATTGCAGCTGACCGAGCTAAAGTTCAAGCAGCTAAAACAGCTGAAGCAAAAAGAGTTCAAGACATATTAGATGCACACAGAGGTAAAACACCTGCTGCGTATAATTATGGTAATCCAATTAAAAACTATAAAAAAAATTATTTTATAGGTCCACAAAAATTTAACGCTGCAACTAAGTTTAGACAGCTTGCTCTTAAGAATTTAATAGATAAAAAAATGGGGAACAAATCAACTATGCCTAATTTTTTTGAAATGGGTAATTTATTTAATCCAACTATGGTGGACCAAGATTACACTTATGGTAGTGGTATCACTACAGACATGATGAATGCTAACTTACAAGATTATTCAGATATTAGCGACTACGGAATGACTGGAAAAAATTTAACAGACATAGATCGTATGAACAGAGCTTTAGATGAAGGTAGAGCTACAGGTAAAATATCACAAAAAGAATTTGAAGATGCTTTTGATAGTCAAATTATTCCTAACGATTTTGGCGGTGGTCAAGCAATACTTCCATATCCCTACAACGTACAGCAACCAGGAAAAGGAGAAGGAGAAGAAGACTCTCCGGATACTGGACCAAAATATCGTTTTGGTACTCCAAACAGTGATGGAGCAAGAAATGTAACTGACCCTAGAGGCTACGCAGCTGACGGTGGTATCATGGGCACTAGAGCAAGAAGAGCTTTTGGTGGTATCATGGACCGAGTAACAGGAAGAAAAGCTTATGGTCTAGGTAGTATATT